TAAACCTGTTACTGTTAAGTATTGGGTTAAGTCTGATGATGACTTCCGCTTGGCGTTGGACGATGCTAAGATTAAAAGGGATGATGTTAGGGCTGGGACAACCGATGCGGGCAAGTTTAAGATTCCTTTTGAGGAGTTCTCTAGGGATTACCTTGAGATGGCAGTTTTTCCGCATCAGCAGAACTTTATCTCCCTTCTTGAAAAGGGTGAGCCTGAGTGGATTCATGACGCAATGGTTTATGAACCTGCGACTCGTAATCGTGTTCTCATTAATATCCCACCTGAGCATGCTAAGTCAACTACTATCACGGTTAACTATTCAACTTATAGAATTGCACTTGACCCCAACGTTCGCATCATCATTGTCTCAAAGACTTTATACAAAGCACGCGAATTTGTTTACGCTATTAAGCAAAGATTATCCCATCCTCGGTGGTCTAAATTACAGAAGACTTACGGACCTGAAGGTGGATGGAAAGATGACGCAGACACCTGGAAAACAGACACCGTCTATTTAGGTTCTGAAACTAGGGACTCATCTGAGAAGGACCCTACTTTGCAAGCACTTGGTATGGGTGGTCAAATTTATGGTGCTCGTGCTGATTTAATTATTTTGGACGACTGCATTACTGGTGCCAACGCCCACGAGTGGGAAAAGCAAATCAAATGGTTGCAGCAGGAAGTTATTACTCGTTTGGGTAAGAATGGTAAACTTCTTATTGTTGGTACACGTATCGGCACTAATGACTTGTATCGCGAACTTCGAAATCCAGAACATTGGTCTGGTGGTAAATCTCCTTTTACTTATTTGGCTATGCCAGCAGTGTTGGAGTTTGCCGATAACCCCAAAAACTGGGTGACTCTCTGGGCTAAGTCTGATAGACCCTGGGATGGCGATGAAGACACCACACCCGATTCTGATGGATTGTTTCCCAAGTGGGATGGTCCTACGCTGTTCAATAGGCGTTCAGAAGTCACCCCCCAAACTTGGGCTATGGTTTATCAACAACAAGATGTTGAAGATGATTCCATATTCCCACCACTTGCTGTAACAGGTTCAATTCAAGGTATGCGTAAAGTTGGGGTTCTAAACCCTGACGCACCTGGACATCCTGAAGAGGGTAATTTCAGAATCATTATTGGTATTGACCCTGCAATGTCTGGTGCCACTGCTGCTGTATGTGTGGCTGTTGATATGGGTTCAAGTAACCAATATGTTCTTGATGCAATGAATATGACTGAACCTACTCCAGGTAAAATTAGGGAACTGATTGAGAACTGGACTCACAAATATCAACCTAACGTAGTGGTGGTAGAAAAAAATGCTTTCCAACTCTTCCTCACCAAAGATGAGGCGATACGAGACTTTTTATCTTCAAGAGGAATCCAGTTTCGTGAGCATTACACTGGAAATAACAAATGGGACGTTGGATTCGGTGTTGCGTCTATGGCTCCACTCTTTGGGAATGTACGAGAAGGAAAGTTCGAAAAGAACTCAAACCTGATTCATCTGCCTTCAACTGAGAACTCTGAAGGTATGAAGGCTTTAGTTAACCAACTGATTATCTGGAAACCAGATATGCAGAAGAAGCAACCACAGGACATGGTTATGGCTCTTTGGTTCACCCAACTTGTTGCACGTGAATGGCTTGAAAGAAATAATTTTGCCCCAAGATTTACTACTTCTAGATGGGCAACTAGAGGTCAACTGAATACCCAAATGGTTGTTGACTTAGATGAAGAGTACGCATCTCAACAACAACAACAATTCTACATGTAAGGAATAACAATGGCTAAACCAAATAATCCAAAACCAAAGCAAAGAGCAGTTGGCGGTCTTGCTGGTTTAAGTAAAGCACAAGCAGAAGCAACTAAAAGAATTAAAGCAATGACTCCTACCCAACGTAAAGCGTATCAAGCACAGAATAAAAAGAATGCTGTTAAGGTAGCCGCTACAGCAGCCTCATTGATTCCTGCTGGAAGAGCAGCAGTTGTTGGTGGCAAAGTTGCTGCTAAAGCCATAGCATCTAAAAAATTCCAAAAGGAACTTCGCAATTCAATTGTTAAAGGTACAGGCAATAAAGGCGAACGTAGAATAGTAACCGAATCTGCAAAATACGTTGGAAGAACCAGTAGACTTAATCGTAAACAATCTTACGAATTGGCTGCTAAAGAATACGAATTCAATTCACCTAAAATAGGTCAAGCATTAAAATCAAATGGTGCTAAAGACCTTACTAAAATGAAAAAGGCTTTAATTAACAATGTTAATTCCAAAAACCTTAAAGGTAAAATTGGTAAGACTGCAGCAAGTCAACCATCAAGACCTATTGATAGAAACATTGCTAAGCACTCATCATTAAGAAAAAAATTTCCAGATAAATTCAAACCTTAGATTTTAAAGAAAGCAGATAATGTTAACTGTTGAACAAATTGCGATAAAGTTTGAGGCAATAAAACGCCGCAACTATGACCGCGACATCCGTATGAACAATGTGCTTGATGTTCGTAGAGGAAAGATGCAAGATATTGCACCTGACTTCTTCCCTGAAGGCACAAGTAAAGCAATGGTTGCTAACTTTGTTGATGTTGCTGCACGTGACGTTGCAGAAGTACTTGCCCCACTTCCATCATTCAACTGCATTTCACGTAACAATGGTGATAGGGCTAAAAAGAACGCCGACACCAGAACACTTATCGCAAATAACTATATTCAAACATCACGTTTGCAAACCCAAATGTACACAGGTGCAGACTGGTACGGCACTTATGGTTTCCTACCATTCATTGTTGAACCTAACGAAGAATCTGGTTTACCTTTCATACGTATTGAAAACCCAATGGGTTCATACCCAGAGTTTGACAGATTTAAAAGACTTATCTCTTTCTCTAAACGCTATGTTAAAAGCGTTGGTGAACTCATTGCAGAGTTTCCAGAATACCAAGGTGCAATTTTAGCAGGAACTAACTCTGCAACAGTTGATTACAATGCACCAATTGAAATGATTAAGTACGAAGATGCTGACCAAATAGTTTTATTCTTACCAACTAAAGGTAACTTTGTTCTACGCCAAACAGAAAACCCAATGGGTGAACTGATGGTACGTGTAGCAATGAAACCAGGTGTTGATGATGAACCACGTGGACAATTCGATGATGTTCTATGGGTACAAATAGCACGTGCACGTTTTGCTTACCTTGCAATGGATGCTGCAGAGAAATCTGTTAACGCACCACTTGCTGTACCTAACGATGTACAAGAATTCGCTTTTGGTCCAGATGCTGTTCTAAGAACTTCACAACCACAGAATATTCGTAAAGTTGGTATGGATTTACCACCAGGAGTATTCACACAATCAGAAATATTACAACGCGAAATGCGTCTAGGTTCCAGATATCCTGAAGGACGTTCAGGTGTTCTAGATGCATCGATAGTTACAGGTCAAGGTGTTCAAGCATTATTAGGTGCTTTCGATACACAAGTTAAAACAGGTCAACAAATACTTGCTGACACCTTTGAAGATGTAATAAGTCTTGCATTCAGAGTTGATGAAACATTATTCAACTTTGAAAAATCAATCTATGGTGAACGAAATGGTTCCCCTTACGAATTGACTTACATCCCTGGAAAAGATATCAACGGGGATAACAATATTCAAGTACGTTACGGTCTAATGGCAGGACTTGACCCATCACGTGCTTTAATATTCTCACTACAAGCATTAGGTGCTGATTTAGTATCTAGAGATTTTGTAATGCGTGAACTGCCTTGGTCAATGAACGTTACAGGTGAACAACAACAGATTGATGTTCAACGTATGCGTGACAATTTGAACGCTGCAATGTCACAACTAGCACAAGCAATTCCACAAATGACTGCTCAAGGTCAGGATGCTTCAGATTTAGCAATGAAGATGGCTGAGGTTATAAAAGAAAGACAAAAAGGTACAGCAATAGAGGAAGCAGTAAGTAAAATATTTGCCCCTGCTCCTGCACCTGCCCCAGCCCCACAGATTGCCCCTGGAGGAACCTCACCTGCTCCTGTTGAGCAACCCGTCCCCTCGGCTCCAGCAGCACCTTCAGGGGCTCCCCAGGAACAACAACAACCAATTGATTTAGCGTCAATCTTAACTCAAATACAAGGATAAATTATGCCAAGAGGCGGATATCAAAAACCTACTAATGGTGCTGTAGTTTCACCACCAGGTGCATTATCTAAACGTAAAGCAGTTGAGAATAATGCGAAAGAAAGCATTCCTTCAGGTGGAGGATATGGTGAACGTAAAGCAATGCAAGAACAAATGTCTGGTGCACCACTTGCAAAATCTGAATCTGTTAGAAGTTTAAGTATTAATGTTTCACCAACACCTACTGCTGGTAAAGAAAAACTTGGTGCTTTTACTGACCCAACTCAAAGACCAGAAGAAGCCTTCAGTAATGGTTTCTCTTTCGGTGAAGGTTTAAGACCAACAGATATTGGTTTACCTATGGGTACTGGTAAACCAGATTCTGAGCAAAAACAAGACCTAGCAAAATTATCTTCATATCTTCCAATTTTTAGAAACGTTGCAAACATGGAAGGCACTCCCGCAACTTTTAGGACATTCACTAAATACTTAGAAAGTTTGTAAAATGGATACACCTCGCTGGGCTTTACAATTTTCTAAATACGTTGACTCATTTGGTTTCGAAAACGCTGGTGTTGCATGGGGACTTGCACATATCCACGATTTAACAGATGAACAACATGAAGAAGTACGTACACTTTTAACTAAAGAATATGGTCAATGAGTTTATTAAACGATTTTGGAAAGTCATTAACTGATGGTTTTGGCAATTTCCTTAGAGGCTATACTAACGTTGCCCAAAAAATTGGTAGAGGCGTTAGCACAGCAGGTCTTTTAACTGACGTTGATAATCCTGAATATAAAGACGGTATTCAATTAACAGATATTCAAAAGACTTACGAAAAATCTAAAGACATTAGCCCAGGGCAAGCATTCCTTGCTGCTTCTGATTTACCTTCTCCTTTTACTGCTATTCGTGGTGCTGCCCAAATTCTTGGTGATAAAACACCAACAATGTTTAAAAAAGATTTTAACATCTACGATGAACAACAACGTAAACAAGCATTTCAAAATGAAATTGTTGGTAAATTAGCATCTGGTTCTGTTGACGCTGTTGTAACTTGGTTTGCTGACCCACTAGTTATTGGTGGTAAGGCTATCAAAATAGCACGTGTTGGTGCACAGGTTGGCAAAGTTAATATACCTGGTTTGATTGAACAACGTTTACCTAAAACTGCAGAAGAAATCAGTAAGGCTGTAACCAAAGGTGGTTGGGACAGGTTCCTTGATGAAGTTGTCAGACCTGATATGGATGCTTCAGCGTTACTAAAAAATAAAACAGTAAGACGCTCATCCAATCCTGAACTTCTCGCTTCAGTTTTCGGTAACATCACAGATAAAGAAGTTGGCAAGACTGTATTAAAAGCAGTTCTTGGTGACGCTGACTCTGTTAAATTGTTAGAAAAATCAGCAAACAATGCTGACGTTGCTGCAGTTATCAAACGCCAACAACGTAAAATTGATAAACTACGTCCTGGTCGTGATATTAATGCTGAAATATTAAACTCACCTGACGAATTAAGTGCTCACCTTGGTGAATTCAAAGGTGTGTTAAAGAAAGATGAATTGTTTGCTCAAGCATTAGATTTAGCAAAACAGAATGTTTTCTCTTATTCAGGTGGTGCTACCAGATTTGGTGCTACTGAAAGTTTAAGAGCAGCGTTTGGTCGTTCTGCTGCACAGCAAAGAGGTCTTGGTTGGATTTCTGACGATTTCCAATTAACACCATTTCATGGCATTATGCGTGTAATGACTTGGGGTGGTCGTCAACGCCCATCTGGTTGGATAACAACTAAAGGTCTTAATGCAACTGGTTCTTCTGATGAACTTATTGCGTTCATGGACCAAGTTAAACCCTGGACTGATAAGACAGGGCAAGAATTAAAACGTAAATTTATAAACAAATACGTTGCTGCAAAAACTGATGCTGAACGTGCACAGATTGCTGAACTTATTGAACGTAAAGCCTTAACAGATATTGTTATTGCTAAAGGATTCGATGCTCCTTTGGATACAATAACTAAATCTAAAATAATGAGAGAATTTACTGATGTCCCAGGTGATAAATTAAATAACCTTGGTGATGTTATTTATCAAGAAACTGTTAAAAGACGTAATAGTACTTTAACAATGGCTAGAGAAAAAGGCTTCTTCTTTGACGAAGAAGGACGTAAAGTTTTTGTACCTTTTGTATCTTCTCAACTTCCTGATGCTTTACCAATGATTGATATCAGACTTTTCCAAAAGATTGCTGATGAGCATGGCAATTTAGCCAAAAAAAGTTACGCATACACAACTGATGCATTGGCTTCTGCCTACACTATATTTGATTCATTCTGGAGACCAGCAACGCTTATGCGTTTAGGTTACCCACAACGTAACGTTGGTGAAGGTAGTCTTCGTGCTATGGCTTATATGAATGGTTTCATGAACTATGCTAGACCAGTTGAAGGTGTTTCTAACTTTACTAGAAACAGATTAGCCTCTGTTAAAAATAAATTAGACATGGTTAAGGCTGATAAAGGTTTAGTTGTATCTAAGAGTGGACCTGGTGTCCCAAGAGCAATTGGTACCTGGCAAGAACTTATTGATGTGCAAAAAGGTGAAATACGTTTACTCCAAGCAGATAAAAGAGTTGCTTTAACTGAACGCAAAGAAGCCGTTAAAAATTTAAACAAGGTAACTCAAAAGGCTGCCAAGCAAAGATACAACGATAACATTAAAGCAATAGATAATCGTATTCGATTAATTGACTCATCTGTTGCTAAAGCAGGACAGAACATTGATAACTATGTTAAATCTGCTGAACGCAAAGGTATCAAAGGTAACCGTTATCGTTTAGGTCAAAAAGCAGTTGTTCATAATGGTATTAAATTCAATGGTGCTTTCCAAGGCAACATTGGTGAATATGCTATGGATGCTTCAAGTGCACAACGTAAAACATCTTTAGAGTTGTCCAACCCAATGGCTGTTGGTGAAGAGTTCTCTCGTAAGAATTATGTCAGAATGGGTGTTTCTCGTATTGCACCTAAAGATATCAATGGCAACTGGAATGAAAACTATTTCTCTGCTGTTGCTGACTCTGCACGTGTTTATCGTAACGATGAAGCATCTAAATTACTTATGCTTTCAACTGACCCAGAATCTATTGTTGCTTCTATTGTAAGAGCAGCAAATAAAGGTAAAGTTGATAATGCTATAAAGTTTATTAATAAAAATATTAACATTGATAAACTTCGTTTAAACTTAGTTGAATCTGGTGTTAACTGGAAAGATGCCGAAGAAGTAAGAGTTCACTTAGTTAAACTTGCTTTGTATGTGAAACAAGCATTTCCAGATGCTAAACTTAGAAGTGAACTTGCTCAAAAAACTGTTTCAACTGCAGAGATTAGAAAAGTTTTAGAAAATAGAACTGATTTAATTCCAGTTAATGGTGGTTTATTAGGAGCAGAATCTCAAAAAAGATTTATGACTTCTTATAAGCAAACTGTTAATAAGATATTTAAATATATTGGTGCTTTACCTGAAGATACTTTAGTTCGTCATCCTTTTTATAACGCTGTTTATAATCGTGCTATGACTAAACAGATTGACCAAATACTTGCTCGTGGTACAATTAAAACGCAAGACGATTTTAAAAAAATAGAAGAATTGATTACAGCGAATGCACATCGTGTTGCCATGAAAGAAACTAATAATACTTTATACACGATTCAAAGATATTCAAACTTTGCTTCAGTATTTGCATTTTTCTCCCCATTTATTCAAGCACAACTAAATACTGTTAGAACTTGGGGACGAATTGGTTTTGAAAACCCTCAAATAGTTGGTCGTGCTTTACAGATTTGGAATGCACCAGAAAAAGCAGGGTTCCAAGAAACAGACCCTATTACTGGTGATACTTATATTACTTTCCAAGCGTCAAGAATCTTACCTAAGTGGTTTGAAGAAGTTGTAGGTAAAGATGCTGTTATGCGTTTCCCTAAACGTGGTTTTAACCTTGTACTTGCTGGCGACCCTTGGTGGAACCCAGGTGCAGGTCCAGTACTTCAAGTTGCTGTTTCACAAATATTAAAGAACAACCCAGATATTGATTATGCTATATCTGAAAAGTTTGGTGTTCCAGTTCCTGCTAAACAATTATTTGATTTAGTTTTACAGAACGGTCCTTCAACTGAACCAGGTTCTTGGGATTTAATATTCCCAGCAACTGCTAAACGTGTAATCGCTGGTACTAGAGGTCCTGCTTCTAAAGAATACGCAAACAGTTTAACTGATTTGTACGCTGTTGAAATGCAACGTTACAGAGATGGCAAACGCGAAACTGAACCTACTTTTGAAGAAATGAATAAGAGAACCAGTGCGTTTTATCTTCTTCGTTTCTTAACTAACGCTACTCTTCCAGTTATTCCACAATATCGTTCAGAGTATGAATTTTATATTCAGGAATGGCGTAAAGAACAACAGACTGGTACTGATGCTCAAGGCAGAAGTGCACAGGAACGTTTCTATGAAAGATATCCAGATTACTTTGTTCTAGCACTTTCTGGTACTAAGAACATTTCTGGTTCTGATGCAAGCCCAGAATCTATTCGCCGTTTAAAAAAGAATAGTCAACTTGTAACTGATGTTGCAGGTTTTAGTCCTGAACTTGTTCAACTCATTAGCAATGATGGTGTTGAACGTGATTTTGACAAAGCCTCATATGTTTGGCAATTAACAACAGATGTTATTCCTGGAAGCAACGATAAGTATCGTAAAAAACTTTCACCTGTTGATGCTATTAAACGTCAAGATGTAGTTTCTGGTTGGATTGAATTTAATAAGTTCATGGATGGTTTTGATGCTGAACTTGAAAAAGCAGGTATTACTTCTTTGTCAAGTAATGCTGGTCAACCATATAGTGAGATTAAAAAAGGTTTCGTTGCAGAATTGAGAGCCAATAATAAAAATTGGGCTAATGATTTTGATGTTTACGAAATGGGTGCCTGGAAGAATAACATTAAAGCACTTGATGCAATTATTTCAGATGAAAAATTTATAAGAGAAAACGATTCAACTGCTTGGGCTTTAATGCGTGATTATATGGCTTCACGTGATGATTTAATTGATGAGTTGAAGAATCGTGAAAGTTTTGGTGGAAGTAAAAGTATTACTGCTGTTGCTAATAAAGCCTTATTAGAGGCATGGGAAGAATATACTAGCGAACTTAAAAAACAAGATACTCAATTCTCATCTTGGTATAACAGGTTCTTAGAACAAGATAAACTGGAGTCTGTGGATTAATGGCTGAAGAAGATAACACTAAAACTGGCGGTACTGGTCAAAGTGGATTTGCTAAAGGTTGGCTTGACCAAACACGTAATATAAATACAACTGTTAGTTCTGGTGGAACTAGAGTAATTGATGGTATGCCAATGACTTTGGTTCAAGCCATGGATTATATTAATCAGGTTAGAATTAATGATTTTAGTGGTAAGTATCAAACATTAAAGCAAATGTCTGGTTACACTGGTAAAAGTGACCAGGCTGCTTTGGGTTATTGGAATAACTTTGTTAGAGATTTATTTAAATCTTCCACTCCTGATTTAAATACTTTTGCTGCTGAAAGAGCAACTCAAGGTGGAGGAACTTCTACTGCTGCTTACCCTTCTATTACTAGTGAAGAAAATGCTAGGTTTGAATTCCAACAATTATTCAGAGACACACTTGGTCCTGGAGCAAGTTTTTCTGAAAAAGAGTTTAGAGATTACTATAAGAAGTTAACTAATTTAGAAAAGACAAGACCAACTAGACAAGTAACATCTACATCTAATGGTAGAACTGTTCAAACAACTGTTAGTGGTGTTAGTGATTTAGAGAAACAACAACTTGCTTTAGGTTATGTAGCAAATTATTTAAATGCTGGTGACCCTAAAGTTGTTGGTGGAAGCATTGCTACTAATCAAGCAAATATTGCTAAGTTTGCAGCAGACCATGGTATTAATCTTCCTGATTCTGAAGTTAGAAGAAACGCTGTCTTTGCCATTACTGGTGGTGCTAATGCTTTAGATTCTATTTATGCAAAAATTAGAACAATGTCTAAAGTATTGTACCCAGGTTTGGGTAACTTTATTGACACAGGTTTAACTGTTGCAGATATTGCTAGTACATATATTGCAGAAAAAGCAAATCTTTTAGAGATGAATCCTTCAACTTTGAATTTAAGAGACCCAGATATTGTTCAAGCCATTAGTGGTCAATCTGCTGAAAACATTGGTGATTTTCGTAAGAGAATGAAAAGTAATCCTTTGTATGCAAAAACTAATAATGCTTTAAATGAAGTTAACGCAATGATTTCACCTATTAAGTCAGCAGCAACAAGGAGTAATGTTTAATGGCTAAAAAACCATCACCTTCTAAAACACAGCAAGCAGTTGTTAAATCTGCTGATGAGCAAAGAAATATTGCTCGTGGTAAAGCAGGTCTTGCTGAGGCTAGGGCTAATACTGGTAAAGGTATTAAACCTAATACAGGTAAGGGTACTGGTAAAGATAAAGTTACTAAAAATGTACCTATTGTTTCTGTTGACCCTTATAGTACTCCAGAGTATCAAGCATTATTAGATTTATACGAGAGACAATCAGCAGCAAGTAATGCTGCAGCAGAACGTGCAGCAGCAATTGCACGTGAAAATCGTATTGATGCTTTTGAAATTTTAAAAACTGAACTTACAAATTTAGGTTTACCTGAATTCGTACCTATTATTCAAGGATATATTACACAAGATATTAGTCCTAGTGTTGCACCTACTCTTTTAGAGCAAACAGATGTTTATAAACAAAGATTTAAAGGTAATGAAGCACGCCGTCAAAAAGGTTTACAACAACTTGATATGGCTGGTTACTTGAATGCTGAAAGAGATTACAGACAATTATTGAAAGATAATAGTTTAGATGCTTTAGATAATAAAGAAACTTATGCTGCACTTATTGGTGGAGATGTATCTTTGAATGAAGCACAAGATAGAATTATAAACGTATTCAATAAAATTGATAATGCAGATGCAGGATTGAAGCAAAGCATTAATCAATACTTTGGACAATATGGTGTCACTGACCCAACAATTCAAAAACAACAAGTTGCTTTAGCAATTCTTGGTGGTACCCAGGCTGCTGGTGCATTACAGAAAACATTACAAAAAGCACAATTACGTGCAGGTGCACAATTTGCTGGTGTTACTGTTGGTGAAGCAGCAATTGAAGAATTACAAAGACAAGCCTCAGCATCTGGTGTTGCCGATGTTTACGGGTTGGCTAAACAAGGATTCAGCACTCTTGCTCAAACTCAAGCAGAGACTGAAAGACTTACCCAGATTTATGGTGCTCAACCTACAACGATTGCTGAAACAGCAGTTCCTGCTTCAGTTGCATCTATGACTGATGAAGAACTTAAACAAGAAGCCTTCTTCGGTTTAGCATCTCAAAGACGTAAGAAGTTACAAGAAAAAGAGAGAGCATCATTTAGTGGTGCAACTGGTATTTCTACAGTTTCTCTTTCACAAAAATCAACTGCTGGGCAGTTGTAATTAGACCCTCAGTAGGACCGACCAGCCCCTACGAGAGTATCAAGTCTGGTAGTAAGAGCCAATAACATTTCCCCGAATGTCGTTGAGGCTTACGAAAACTACAACAGATAGGGAGACCGTTGCGATGAGCAACAATTATCAAGAAAACTGGCAAGATGACGAAGACTTCGATTTCGAAGAAACTAGTCGGCAACCAAACGAAAGTGACTTATTAAAACAACTTCGTAAGGAGTTGAAGAATAAGACAAAAGCACTATCAGAACTAGAAACACAACTAGGTTCTGTCAGAGCGTCACAACGTGAAGCCACAATCAAATCAGTCCTTGAAACCAAGGGCGTTAATCAAAAGATAGCAAAATTTATTCCTTCAGATATTGAAACTTCACCTGAAGTTATCAGTAATTGGGTGGATGAAAATGCCGATGTCTTTGGATTAGCAGTAAACAGACAAGAAGAACCAAAGGTTGATTTATCAACTCTTCGTTCAATTGACAATGTTACTGCGAACGCCCAAACACCAACCAATGCAGATGACATGACTTTAAGAATTCAGAACGCAAGTGAAGAAGAACTTATTTCCATGATTCACGCTGCTGGTGGTGGATACGGCTCATAAAAACAATCAATTAAGGAAAAGGTAAAATGCCTAATACGTATACCTCTACTGACTCTGGTTCGCTCGGTACATCTCTTGTTGTACAGGCTTACGATAAGTTAGTAGAATTTGCGTTACGTTCACAACCGATGCTTCGCTCCGTAGCGGACAAGCGTCCAGTTAACGTAACATCCCCAGGTACATCTGTAACTTTTCAAATTTACAATGACTTGGCAGTTGCAACATCCGCATTAACAGAAACAACCGACCCAGATGCCGTAGGAATCCCTTCAACATCATCTGTATCAGTTACTTTGAATGAATACGGTAACGTTGCACTAGTAACACGTAAGTTACAATTAACATCTTTAACAGATGTTGACCCAGGTATTGCAAACATCCTTGCATACAATATGGCTGATTCTATCGATGATGTAGTTCAAACTACTCTCAACGGTGGAACCAACATTCGTTATGCATCAGGTGGAGCATCAGACCCAACTTCACGTGCAACAGTTG